CCCGAGGAGGGGGAAAAAGCCACAAGGGACGAGCCGCAGCGCACGTTCACCCAAGACGAGGTGAACGAGCTCGTGGAACGCCGTCTGGCGAGGGAACGGGCCAAGCATGGCGACATCGCCGAGCTGCGCCGCAAGGCCAAGCTCTACGACGAAGCCGAAGAGGCCAGCAAGACCGAGACGCAGAAGCTCACCGAGCAGAACCAGAAGCAGGCCGCACGCATCGCGCAGCTCGAACACGGCAAGCTCGTGTCCGACGCATGCATGGCGCACGGCATCCCCGCCGAATACGCCGACCTCGTGACCGGCGCGGACGAAGAGGCCGTCAACGCATCCGCCGCGAAGGTCGCCAAGCTCATCGGCGGCGCGGCCAAGCCCGCGGCGGAAACCCCGGCCGTCACAGTGCCGAGCGAGGGGACGCGGCCGGCCGCATCCGGCAGCAAGACCATCTACGAGCTCATCGCCGCCGCCGAGAAGAACGGCGACGCCGCCAAGGCCATCGCGCTCAAGAGCATGCTGCTCGCGGACAAGAACTAACCAACCGATCCGAAAGGAACCATCATGCCCGGAATCACCGGTCAGGGAACCACCTACAACCTCCCCAACTACGTCGGCGAACTGTTCGCCGTCAGCCGCGAGGACACGCCGCTGCTATCCGCCATCGGCGGGCTGACCGGCGGCCGCCCCCCCCCCGCCACCCTCTTCGAATGGCAGGGCTACGACCTTCGAGCCCCCGACGCCAACCGGCAGCGCCTCGAAGGCGCGGCCGCCCCGGCCGGCGAGGAGCGCGTGCGCTTCCACGCCAACAACGTGGTCGAAATCCATCAGGAAAGCGTGGAGATCAGCTACACGAAGCAGGGAGCCACCGGCAACCGCTCCACCGCCGGCATGCCGACCGTCAGCGTCGGCGGCACCGTCATCCCCGCCGACGAGCTCGGCTGGCAGATCACCCAGCAGCTCAAGCAGATCAGCCGCGACGTCGAAGCCTCGTTCATCACCGGCACCTACCGGAACCCGACCGACAACACCACGCCGCGCAAGACGCGCGGCCTGATCGAGGCGATCACCACCAACTCGCGCAGCACCGAACACACCGCCGCGCAGCTCACCGCCGACGACGTGCTCGACCTCGCACAGCTCGCATGGGACAACGGCGGCATCCGCGAGACCGAGCCCCGCCCCATCGTCGTCAACTCGACTCTCAAGCGCGCCCTGACCCGAGCGTTCGTCACCGACCGCAACTACCGCGAGGAAACCCGCAACGTCGGCGGCGTCAACCTCCAGACCATCGAAACCGACTTCGGCCGGTTCAACATCATGCTCGACCCCTACGTGCCCAAGGACAAGCTGCTCGTCCTCAGCCTTGAGGAACTCGCCCCCCGCTTCCTCGAAATCCCCGGCAAGGGCCACTTCTTCGCCGAACCTCTCGCCAAGACCGGAGCCGCCGACAAGGTGCAGCTCTACGGCGAGATCGGCCTCGAATACGGCAACGAGAAGGCGCACGCCATCCTCACCGTCGGAGCCAACACACCGTCCACCAAGGTCGCGGGCGTCACCTTCGACAAGAAGACCATGGCCGTCAAGGTCGGAGCCACCAACACCGTCAAGGCGAGCATCAGCCCGCTCGACGCTACCGACAAGACCGTCACATGGGCCAGCAGCACCGCAGCGACGGCCACCGTCAAAGCCGACGCCAAAGACCCGCTCACCGGCGTCGTCACCGGCGTCACCGCAGGCACGACCAACGTGACCGCCACCACCAAGGACGGCGTGAAGGTCGCCACCGTCGCCGTCACCGTGAGTGCCTGACCATGAGCGACGAGACCGAGCAGCAGCCGTTCGCGACCGTCGCCGACCTCGAAAAACGCTGGTACGGGCGAAAGTTCGCCGGCACCGACAAGGAGGACCACGTCAAGGTCCTCCTTGAGGACGCCAGCGACCTGATCCGCCGATACCCCGGACACCGAAGATGCACCGAGGCCACGCTGCGCCGCATATGCTGCGCCGTGGCCCGGCGCACCCTCGAAAACGAGGAAAGCGACCTCAACAGCAACGTCACCAACATGAGCGAGACCGTCGGCCCCGTGTCGCAGAGCTACACGTTCGGGAACACGGGGGCCGACATGCGCCTATGGCCCAGCGAGGAAAAGGAACTCGGCGTGGGATGCCAGCGGGCATGGAGCTACGACCCGTTCGAAGGGGCCAAGCCATGAAACGCATCCAAGGCGTAGACATCCGACTCGCCCGCCGCGAACCCTATCGGCTGCCCGACGAGATGAACGAACAGACGCTCATAGACCTGCCGCCCGAGACCATCGCCAACGCGATCGTCACCGACGGCACGCAGGTCAACGCCGGCGAAGCCGAACGCCCGCAAGGCACGGACACGGCCATCACCGTGTACCTGCCACGCTCATGGCCATGGCGAAGCCTCAGGGGTGCCCGCCTCACCATCGACGGCACCGATTACTGGGTGCAAGGCGACCCGCACCCGGTACGAACCAACCTCACCCCGACCGGATACTGGGGCCCCGCCGGGGGGCAGGCCAGCACGAGGAAGGCGTGAACATGGCACGAACCCGCGTCAAACTCGACCTCAAGGGCTTCCGCGCCTACCGGCGAGACCCGACCGTCAAGGCCGTCCTCGACGAACAGGCGCGGGCATGGGCCGCAAGGGCGAACGGGGCAAGACGCCGCCGCAAGGCCGAATACGAGGCGGTGCCCGCCGCCGACAGCGAACATGGCAGCGTCGCGCTCGTCCACACCGGCAACATCGAAGCCCGCTTCGACAACGCCGAAAACAACACCCTCCTCCACACCATGTAGGAGCCGCCGCATGTCCAGCATCGCATCCACCGCCATCCAATGGATCAACCAACACCCGCCGGACGGATACACGGCACACGGCAGCACGCCAGACCCGCGCCCCGAACGATACATCACCGTGCAGCGATCCGGCGGCGTCAGGACCCGCTACAGGGACGACGCCATGCTCATCGTCCAAGTCAACGCCCCCACCCGCTCGCAGGCCGCAGACACGGCCGAACAAGTCGCCGACCTGCTGCTCGACATGTGGCGGCTCCCCGAAATCGCCGACGTCGAGATACACAGCATCGCCGACGCCAGCCTCAACGGGCCTCCGACCGAACACCGCTACCAGATCACTGCGGAAATCACCACAACCACCTGAAGGAACCAACATGGCAACCAAGAACAACAAGAAGAACGTAAGCCTCGGCAAACCGATGGTCGCCGGTGTCGCCTACCGCGCACCCGCCGGCACCGTACTGCCCACCGACGCCACCACCGCGCTCGCGGCGGCATACGAATGCGTCGGCTTTCTCCGGGGCGAGGGC